ATACAAAACTACCCTGCATGATTATTGTATTATCTGACATAATTACTCCTTAGATAAGTGTCGCACGAAGATTGATTACCCACAGGTCGTTGGTGACACGCGGAACTTCGGCAAATTTGTACCCTACGCTTGCGTTGAGCGCCAAAGGCCCATCATATATTGGTGGACGATAGATAAAGCTTGCGCTGTAGCCGTCTTGTTCGATACAAGCATAAGCTTCCATGCCAACGCAGAAAATGTTGAAAACATTTGCGCCAAGATTAGACGCATTGGCGTTTATTGAGCCCATGGATGAAACCAAGAAGCGTAAGCTACCAATAGAACCCCATTCAGAACGAAGCGCGTTCATTGGTGATGGGTATTGGTTCTTATGAATAAAACCAGCAACACCATCAAGATTGCCCGTTAGCTGTGTTGAGCAAAGACCAAAGTAAGCGTCACGCACCGGGGCGGTGCCGAACTTATCGTCACCTTCAATATTATCCATGACCGTGTAGGCATTGTTGTTCAACAGCGTGCGAACAACAGCATCTGTGTCAGCGCGAGTCATTTCTGTAGGATTGTCACCATTTACACCGCCAGTGCAGTTGATAAATGATGCAGTTGCCGCAAGCATATCGCGGGTGAGTTGATCTTCGGTTTGACGAAGCGAAACACCTAGGCGCGCTGCACATTCATTGAGGACTGGGTCTTGCGATTGTAACGTTACTTGTTCGTTGATTTGTACGTAGGTACCGTAAAAGCTCATCTGAGCGTCAATATCAACAGCCGTTAATTGCTGTGATGGTGGCGTAACGCCCGTATTTCCAAGTGGAACCATAGCGGTAGCCAATGGATTATAACGACGCATTCTAAGAATTGTACCACCATTGCGTGGCATATTCTTTTTCATGGCGGGAATCTTGTGGATCATATTGGGAACGGGAACAGACAATAGCTTATAGCTAAATGACTGTTGGACAGGTGCTGGTAGCACCCCTGTAGTTGTTATAGGCATAGAACATCCTTAAGTATAAATGTTGAATAACAAATATCTTAAGATGGCGAGTCTTATTATCAGCCCGAGATGGCGAATCTCAATTCAGCCAAAAGACGAAGTGAGCGACGCTTCTAGATTCAGCTCGCAATTACCATAACAGCAGACTCAACAGAAATGCAATTATTTGATCAACGTGTATACAGTTTGAAATTCACGATATACCATGGCAGCTTATATGTTTTAACAAGCCAGTCGCACAAAGAAAGAAACACACAAAAAACAAAAAGCCCAGGAATAGCACATTTATAAGCATTCTTAGCAAAGACAACGATGGATACAAGTACAGGAAATACTATAAGGGCAAAAATATACGGCAGCGTTAAAAACATATAAAAATTTATCAAAAACATCATATTAATAGGCTCGTCGAGCATCTTCCATCTCTTTGCGCAGCTGAACCTTAAGCTCTTCGGTCAATCCATTGGCAAATGCATTGGCTCGAGATAGCGGACTGTCTCCCTGCTGCGGCGAAACGCTTGCTAAAGGTTTTGGCTTGGCAGCGTTTTTTTGAGCGATTGCCTTATCGGCGGTATAAAGATCTTCCACGTGGATTCCTAACTTTTTGATCATGGTATAGGCCGACACCGCCTTACTATATATATTTTGTGATGCGCCAATAGTCTCAGCAATCTCTGGATAATTTTCACGCAATGCCTCGATGTTTTCTTTAGAGACAACGGCATCAAAGTCAGCATATTTTGCCTTAAGAAGCGCCTCGGTAGACATCGTTGCCGATTGCTGTTGCTGAGCCAAGAGCTGCTCTTCAAGCTTTTTAATCTTTTTAGTTACCTTGCTGAGGTGTTTACCTTCTGCGAGGTCATCAGGACCGATAGTAAGCTCATCGTCCTCGGGTGCCTGGCTAGCCATTTCTTTTTGCGCTTCAAATTCTTTAAGTCGACGCAGAGCATCATCTCGCTCGCGCTCAATGCGTTCCGCTTGCTCTGCTCGCTTGCGCAATAAGCGAATGTTTTCTTTGTTTTCAGATTCTTCTCGTTTGGGTGGTTGTGGGGTAGCAGGTTCTGGTTGTATTGCCTGAACTTCTTCTTGTTCTGGTTGCTCAATAATGGGCTGCTCAACAACTACCTCGTTATTAAGTGTGTCGTCTGACATATCTCTCCTTAATCAGATAATAATGGCGAATCTTCTTTTTCCCCATTGCGTGCTTTTGCTATTCTAAAAAGTGTTCCATCGGCAAAATCAAGGACGTAGCGGAGCAATTGCAACTCAGCAGGATCTACCAAGAGTGAATTTTCTTTCAAATACATACAGGCATCTCGCGATGGAATAGTCCATAAAAACTCAATTATATCATTATCTTTGTTATAAAAATAGACAGTTTGATCATAATCGGGCGTTGGACACGAAAGGCGCCCATAATAATAATGCCTTATGATATTAGTCATGAGCGGTTCTTTTTTGGTAAGCACAATGACATAAAAGTCTTGATTCCATGTTTTTTTATGAATAGCAATGCACTCGTATACGCTTTTTTCGTAGTCCGAGTGCATTGCTTGCTCTAGCTCAATTGGATTTAACGTATCCGGGTGCTTTTGTGACAGTTCCTGCGAGACCTGTCCTGCGGTTTTACGTTCTACCATAAGCTCCTAGTTATTTTTTGCGCTTCTTGGGAGTCTTTGCTCCTGCTTTGCGGGCAGAGTTAAGCGCAATAGCGACAGCCTGCTTACGACTTTTTACCATTGGGTGCTTACCCATGCCGCCCTTAAGCATACCAGACTTAAATTCATGCATAACTTTTTCAATCTTTGCTGCGCCCTTCTTTGACTTTTTCTTTGGCATCTTTTCTCCTTAGAAATGCCCAGGGTTGCTCTCTTTGGCCCTGGGCATTGGGACATGATGTTCTTTATTTAACGCACACGCGCTGTTTCCTCAAACACAAGCCGTTCTTCGACCTTTGAGCGCTTCTTCTTAGGTTTTTTGCCTTCAAATGGATCGCCCAAGATCTCGACAGCTATTTTTTTAGCCTTATCGCCTTGGCGTGGCATAGCTGGCATTGTTACACCTTTTTTGGTGCAAATTTCGCGTTGCGCTTGCCAACATCCATCTTGATCTGTGAGTCAACGCCACTTAAGCCATCATTAATGTTTTCTGGCATATATTCGGCTGGCTTTGGATATGCCTTGAAGACCACATTTTGTGGCATGTTGGCAAATTCGCCTTTGCCGCTTATCATGCCAAAGTCTGCCTCTTCCTGCGCGCGTCGCGCATCCTGACCAGCGTAATCACCATCATAATAACGTTTTGCCATTGTCGGCCTTTCTTTGGAAACTGCCCTACTTCGCTAAAGCTTCGAAGGGCAAGGTTAATAATAAATACCTCTAACCAAAAAGGTATCTTGTTTTATCCGAATATTTCATGCCACTTCTTTTTTGCCCAATCAAACAGATCAAGAAGATGCGCGTAGCACCGAGCAATCCATTCACGAGCAATATCAAATACTGGCTTTAAAAGCATAAGAATAGCCTTTAGTTCATTATAATGCTTCTCAATTTCATCGGTAATGGCAAACGCCTGCTCAAGGCCCTTTTTAATAAGATCAGCACCCCTAATATTGTGGGCAATCAAGCCATTAAGAGCAGCGAGCGTAACATCTTTAAGTGCCTGTTCGAGCTGTATTCTTTCAGCGTAATCCATAGATTATTCCCCCTGTTCAATAGCGTTATTACAATCTAATTCAATTTCCTGACAAGAATAAACGCGGTCATTGTCGACGATATTTGAGATGTTACTCTCTTTTTTTTTCCCACACTGATTCAACAGCAATACCAAAAAAACAATAACCGAAAGCCTAATCACTCCAGCCATCATTTCCTTCATTTTTTTCCTTCTTTTTCTTTTTTTTGCCTGTGCTCATTGCATTCCTTGTAATGGTTGCATGGTTTGTGCTTCTGGAACTACCGACGGTTGTGCTTCAATGGGTGATACAGTATTTTCCTGGTCTTTTTCTTTAATCATGCTTGCAAGCATGAGCATCTTCTCTATGTGCTGCAAGTCCATGGTATCAATCTCTTTAAGTGCTTTAACCAGATTGAGCAGTGAGACATTTTCATCCTTGGCAGCTTCAGCCGTCCGCTCAACAGCCATAGCCTTATTTTCTTGGATACGACTTAAGCGTTCAAGCCCTAAGCCCTGATCGGCTACGGCACGAGATTGAGCTAGCTGTGTACGTGCTTGTTGTTCTTGGAGACCGAGTTGAACCTGCATTTGTTCGACTTGTTGTCTGTTTTGTTGTGCGGCCTTGATATGGTCTGTAAGTTTTTTCTTGTCTTGTACGGTAGCAGACTCAAGGAGGATATCATCGGGTATTGGAACACCAACCTCACGCAACTGCAAGAGCTGGGCGAACTGCATCTGGCGCTGTGTTGTCGTGTTAAGACCTTCTTCAACGGCAGCATCGTACTTACCGAAGGCCTTATTGTAGAACTGTGGCGTTGGGTCTTGCTCGATAATGCGCTTAACCTTGCCAGGCGTAAAATTGGCCTGAACAATGTCTATCATGATTTTACCGAGTAGTTTTTGAGAGAAGTCGAGCTGATCAAATAGATTTTGGAGCGTGGTGAGTCCCGCACCCTGGCGAAGCATAGAAAGCACACCGGCTTTGTCATCAATCGCAGAGCCCAAAAGCTCTTCATTGACGCCAGAGATTTCCATAATTTCTCGACCCAAAAGCTCAGAAAGTTGGAGCATGCTTGGGGGAAGCTGCGGCGGTAATATTTGTTCAACGTCAGTCATCATGGCCTCAGCCTTGAGTGCCAATCCACGACCCTGACCAGACATAAAGACGTCTTTGGGATTAACCAATGCGTCTTCTTTGTATTTCCAGCCAGAGTTGATCTGACTCTCCATAATGTCGAGTTCGATTACTTTGCGTCGATTATAAAGATACTGTGCATCGCGCAGACCACGGACTACCCCTTGAATTCTGAATGGAAAATATTGCATCTGGGGGTTGTAGTAACCAAGTACAGGCACAAAGGGATATTTATCTATGCCCATTGGATTTTGACCGTCATGCATTACCTTGCCCTGGACAACAATTGCCAACCTTCCGGCGAACCGACGCTCTCAGTTCAACTTTAACCGTATACGCCGTATTATTAACATGATTAGTGGCCATCAACGCCGTAATCGTAAATCAACAAT